TAAGAGACTGGCAAAAACAATTGCTCATCAGCCTATATGCTGAAAGAGATAGTGGATTGCTAAAACACAGAAGAGCACTTATTGGCGTTCCTCGCAAGAATGGTAAGTCCGCACTCATCGCCTCACTCGTTTTGGAACAAATTGTATTAGGCGTAAATGGCGGACAGATATACTCTGCTGCGGCGGACAAAGAACAGGCCAGAATCATTTTTAAAACAGTAAAAAAGATGATTGAACTAGAACCAGAACTAAGTAATATGCTTCAAGTCTATCAAAACTCCATATATAACCCTATAACAGGATCTGTATATAGAGCACTATCATCTGAATCTTACACAAAAGAAGGTTTAAACTCTACATTTATTGTCATAGATGAAGTCCATGCACAGCCAAATAGAGAGTTATATGATGTATTATCCTTATCTATGGGTGCTAGAACTGAGCCAATGTTGGTAGGTATTACCACAGCAGGCTCTAAATATGACTCTACAGGTAAAGAATCTTTGTGCTACACTATGTATCAAAGAGGTATTCAGATAGCAAAAGGCGAAGTTGAAGATCCTTCTTTCTTTTTTGCCTGGTATCAGGGTGATGAAAAACTAAATTACAAAGATGAATTGAATTGGATTATGGCAAACCCATCATTAAATGATATTCTAAGTATAGAAGATATGAAGTCTGCATCTTTGCTAACTCCACAAAATGAGTTTATGACAAAGAGACTTAATCTCTGGACAAGTAATACTGAATCTTGGATACCTTCTGATTTATGGGATAGTTTAATTTTAAAGAATAGAAAGATTATTCCTGGAGAAGACTGTATCATAGGTTTTGATGGTTCTTTTTCTGGAGATACTACAGCAATTGTAGGATGGTTCTTAGGAGATGAGAAACCACATGTAAGAGTTTTAGGAGTTTGGGAACTACCAGATGTAGATCCAGACCCTATGTGGCATGTAAATGTTGCAGAAGTAGAACAAACAATTATTGATGCCTGTAGAGATATGGGAGTAAATGTTTTAGAAGTTGTGTTTGACCCATCTAGATGGCAACGCACAATGATGATTTTAGAAGAACAGGGGCTACCTATTATTAGTTATCCTAATACAGCAGAGCGTATGGTTCCAGCAACTCAACGCTTTTATGAGGCGGTAGTTAATCAGTCCTTTACTCATGATGGAGATGAAGTACTGAATAGACATATAGCAAACTGTGTAACTAAGACTTCAAGTAGGGGTATTATGGTTTCAAAGAGCACAAATAAGAAGAAGATTGACGCAGCAGTTGCTTCTATATTTTCTTTTGATCGTGCAATGGCACCAAAACCTAAAAAGCCTGTAGCAAGATTCTATTCAATATAAAGGAGAAAAATGAAAAAACCTAAAGTAGATATGACCATAGTAACAGAAGTTGTTGGATTAGGTCTTGTAGGATATGGACTATTCTTAGTTCTACCTGCGCTTTCATTCATTGTTGTAGGGGCATTTTTAATTTGGGTAACGGAGAAGGAATAATATGTCAACTGCAGGTGTTTATAATTTTACCTTGGATCAAGGATCAGTGTTTTATATAAACCTAGTCTATAACAATCCTGATGGAACTCCAATTAATTTAACTGGCATGACTGCCAGAATGCAAGTTGCTCGTAGTTTTACAGCCGTTAAAGATTTAACTTTGAGTTCTCCAAGCAACGGAATAGTAATAACACCGTTAACAGCAAACATTGCAGTTACAATTACTGATGAACAAACAGCATTACTAGGTTCTGGATTTTATGTCTATGATTTAGAACTTGATAATGCAGGGGTTATAGATCGTATTATTCAAGGAACCATTACAGTATCTCCACAGGTAACAGTGTGACAAGTATGATACAATGGATAGTTTATCAAAATATTAAGGAGAAGAAATGACCCCAGTACAACCACCTAATGAGATAGTAATAACTTCTCCTGGTCCCCAAGGTGTTCAAGGTGCAAGTGGTCCGTCAGGACCATCTGGCCCTGCAGGTGCAGGTGCCACAGGCGTTACAGGTGCCACAGGTGCCACAGGTGCCACAGGACCTTCAGGTGCTTCAGGTGCTGGAGCAACAGGCGCAACTGGCGCAACAGGAGATACAGGCCCTACAGGGCCAACAGGAGTAACTGGAGATGTAGGTTCTACTGGAGTTACAGGAGACACAGGTGTAACAGGAGATACAGGCCCAACGGGCCCAACAGGTGATATAGGTGTCACAGGGCCTACAGGCCCAACAGGAGACACTGGAGTTACAGGAGATATTGGCCCAACGGGCCCAACAGGAGTTACTGGAGACACAGGCCCTACAGGGCCTACAGGTGTTACTGGTGATACAGGTGTTACTGGTGATACAGGCCCAACGGGCCCAACAGGAGTCACTGGAGACACAGGGCCTACAGGCCCAACAGGAGACATTGGTCCCACTGGTATTACAGGAGATACAGGCCCAACGGGCCCAACTGGTGTAACTGGTGATACAGGTTCTACAGGAGTCACAGGAGATACAGGCCCAACGGGCCCAACAGGAGCGTCAGGTGTCACAGGTGCGACGGGACCTACAGGAGCAACAGGAACTTCAGGAGCAGACGGAGATAGATATGCTACAACATCTACAAGTTCAGTAGCAATTGGAAGCGGTACTAAATCATTTACTCTGGCAGATATAAATGTAGACTATACAATTGGACAAACAGTTATAGTTGCATTTGATATAAATAATTCTATGACTGGAGATGTAACAAATTACAATTCAGGAACAGGTGTTTTAACATTTACAGTATCTACCTTTGTTGGTAGTGGTACATATGCATCTTGGCAAGTAAATCTTGCAGGTTCAGTTGGTATTGCTGGTGCTACAGGCGCTACTGGTCCAACAGGGGCCACTGGCGTTACAGGCCCAACTGGTGTCACAGGAGTAACTGGTGATATAGGTGCAACTGGAGATACAGGCCCTACAGGCCCAACAGGTAATACTGGACCAACAGGTCCTACAGGTGTTACAGGTATTACAGGACCTACGGGTCCAACAGGAGATATAGGTGTAACAGGAGATACTGGACCAACTGGTCCAACAGGTGTCACTGGCGACACAGGTCCTACAGGACCAACAGGCGTTACAGGTGATGCAGGTGTCACAGGTGACATAGGACCTACAGGTCCAACAGGAGTTACAGGCGATACTGGACCTACAGGTCCAACAGGCTCAACAGGAGTCACTGGAGATACTGGAGTCACAGGAGACACAGGTCCTACAGGACCCACAGGTGTTACTGGTGATACTGGTCCTACAGGACCAACAGGAGTTACTGGTGACACTGGTCCCACAGGACCAACAGGAGTCACAGGAGATACAGGACCAACAGGAGTTACAGGCGATACTGGACCTACAGGTCCTACTGGCGTAACTGGCGATACTGGGCCTACTGGAGTTACAGGCGATATTGGTCCTACAGGACCCACAGGTGTAACTGGAGATACAGGCCCAACGGGCCCAACAGGTGTAACAGGAGACACTGGAGCCACAGGAGTTACTGGTGACACAGGGCCTACAGGCCCAACAGGAGTTACAGGTGATACTGGTCCTACTGGTGTAACTGGAGATATTGGCCCTACAGGGCCTACAGGTGTAACAGGAGACACTGGACCAACAGGTCCTACAGGGGTCACTGGAGACACAGGAGCAACTGGTGTAACTGGAGATATTGGTCCTACAGGAGTAACTGGAGATACTGGTCCTACAGGACCTACTGGTGTAACTGGTGATACAGGACCTACAGGCCCAACGGGCCCTACAGGTGATCAAGGTTTAACTGGACCACCAGGACCAACAGGATTTACTGGTGATACAGGCCCTACAGGGCCTACTGGTGTCACAGGTCCTACAGGTCCTACAGGAAGCACTGGTCCTACAGGTTTAACTGGACCAAGCGGAACACCTGCTTTATGGAATTTTACAGGGGCTTACAGTGGTGGGGCATCATATGCCATTGGAGACATAGCAACTTATGATGGATCAACTTGGTATCGTACTGATGCACATGGTGGAAATGTTGGAGATACTCCTTCATTAGTATCACCATATTGGACAGTCATTGCATTAGAAGGTGACATAGGACCTACAGGTTCCACTGGTGTAACTGGTAATACTGGGCCTACAGGCCCAACAGGTGTTACAGGTAATACAGGTCCTACAGGACCTACTGGTGTAACTGGAAATGTAGGAGTTACTGGTGACACTGGTCCTACAGGACCAACAGGAGTTACTGGTGACACTGGTCCTACAGGACCAACAGGAGTCACAGGAGATATTGGACCTACAGGTGTTACAGGAATCACAGGTGATACTGGTCCTACAGGACCAACAGGAGTAACAGGAAACACAGGTCCTACAGGACCTACAGGTGTTACAGGTACTGCTGGGTTTAGCGTTCTTAATGGAATCATTGACCCAACAACTGAAGGTGTCAATGGTGACTTTTATATAAATACTGTAACTAATCAAATCTTTGGTCCAAAGGCTGCAGGATCGTGGCCTTCTGGAGTTAACATTGTTGGACCTACGGGACCTACAGGTGTAACTGGACCTACTGGTAATACTGGTCCTACAGGACCAACAGGAGTTACTGGAGATGCAGGTGTTACAGGACCAACAGGGGCCACAGGCCCAACTGGTATTGGTACAACAGGAGCCACAGGACCTACTGGACCTACTGGAGTTACTGGAGTTGCTGGTTTTAGTGTTCTTAACGGAAGCGTTGATCCAACAACACAAGGCGTTAATGGCGACTTCTACATTAACACTACTAGCAATCAAATCTTTGGACCTAAAGCAGGAGGTACATGGCCTGCTGGAGTAAATCTTATAGGACCTACAGGGGCCACAGGCCCAACAGGAGTAACTGGTGCTACAGGACCTACTGGAGTAGGCACCACAGGTGCTACAGGACCTACAGGAGTAGGCACCACAGGTGCTACAGGTCCTACAGGAGTAGGCACCACAGGTGCTACAGGTCCTACAGGAGTAGGCACCACAGGTGCTACAGGTCCAACTGGACCTACAGGTGTTACAGGGGCCACAGGCCCTACAGGAGCAACAGGTGCTGGTGCACAAGTCACACTTAATGCACAAACTGCAACATATACTGCAGTATTAACTGATGCTGGTAAATTAGTAACAATGTCAAATGCTTCTGCTAACAATTTTCAAATACCAACAGATGCAAATGTTGCTTTTGCAACAGGAACAATTATAAATGTTCAGCAAATTGGAGCGGGACAAACAACTATAGTAGCAGTAACCCCAGGAACAACAACAATAACTTCAGTTGGTGCAACTGCTGCTTCTCCTAAATTAAGAGCACAATATTCACTAGCATCTTGTATTAAGACTGCAGCAAATACTTGGACTGTTGTAGGAGATATTGCCTAATGCTTATCCTTGGTAGTGTAGCCTCAAGTTTTAGA